TAAGAACGTCACTAATAATTTCAATGTGTAATTCAAAGTAAGGCTGCGTAACCAAATTTGATTGCATTACGCTTTGTTGATTAACGCCAACCGCATCACTGGTTTTCGTAATTCCCATTCGTTGTCTTGAAATACCGGTTAATTGCTCCATAGTATCTTCAAGCATCATTTTTAAATTGATCATTTGCTGTACTGAATTAGACAGCGTAAAGTCAACTTGTTGAAATTGATTAAACCTTGATTGTAAAGCTCCTTCTTGAGCAGAGTTAATAAGAATTAATCCAGAGTTTTTTGCATGATAGAATACATCTACAAGCGGAATGTTTTTTGGTTTTTGAGATGTGTCGTAAACAATCGATTTACCACCGGCTCGAGAAAGAGCAAGATTAATATGAAACATGACCACGTTATACATGATCTGAATGTTTTTAGTAGCATCGACTAAAGAAAGAGTAGTTCCGTTAAAGTTTCCTTTTATAGCGCCAAAAAAGTCAAGACTTGTTTCAGCATAATTAGATTCGTAACGAACTTGATTTTCTTTTCGGCCCCAGTCAACCAGAAATTTATGGCCTATTAAAGTTGCTTTTCGTACATCCGTGTATGGCTTAGACACAATCTTTTCATTTTTCTTTGGTTTGTATTTGTCGTCAACCATTTTCAAATACGGATTTTCTGGGTCAAATTTATTTGGGCTTTCTTTAAACCTAACCATCCGTATTGACTTCCATTGAGCGATTGTTACTTTTACTTTCAAAGTGTTTTCACCCTGACTGTATCTGTAATAACCAGTGTACTCTGGATTGCTGTTAATGTAATCATGCGGCTGCTGCTGCATTTTTTCAATTTCAATAACATCGTCTTTTGAAAGATCAGCACGATAAGTGTCAAGTATTTCATTGACCGTCATAAACGTTTCATACGCCGCATATTTACCATCCTTGATATTTTCAAGATCAGGATCTCCATCCCAAATCATTGATCGTGGATCTACCCTTTCAACAAAAGGATCTCCGTTTTTAATATGAACGTAATAAAAAGACTTTCCAGTAATAAACATATCGTAAAGACCACGCTTAAACGTTCCTTTAATATTATGTTTAGAAATAATGTACTCTAAAGAATTATGAATTGTTGATTCAATCGAAAGACGAATCGGTGTTTTCATAAAAGCATCAATGTCTTCTGGTATTTCCTCTCCAATTTCTTCCGCAGGAAACTCCATTCCTAACGTTTTTTCAATTTCTTTTCGGATTGGCCTAAGAAGAACTTCAGCAGCAACAGCAACTTTTTTCTCAATCTTTTTATTTACAGCATCCCGGTTTATTACCTCAACATCAAAAGCAAGCGGCTGGCTCATAAACTCTCCAATAAGAGAATCCAACCGGGGCATTAAAATTGGGTAATTTACAAATCTTGCCGGGGCAGTTACACCGTACATATCTGTTATGTACTCAAACTGCTTTGGATCAAAATTTCCGTTTACAATCTGAAAGTTTTCGTAATCTTTCTTTCTTTCCGTAAGAAAAATAGTGTTTGCAGTTGATCGACTTTGGCGAAGAATAGCATCAACATTTTTCTTGTGCCACTCTTTGTCTTTTTTACTTTCAGCAATAAGTTGTTTCGGAAATTGAGTTTCCATAAAAATGCCTTTATTTATTTAGTCAAGATCGTAATCAAAGGTAGGTTTTTTTGATGATTTTTTTCCATCACCATAAACTAAGCCGCCATTAACATCTCTTGTAAAAGTTGGAAGCTCAAGTTTTTCGTCTTCATCGTTCTGTACTATTCTTTTAACCGCATCCATATTGTGGATCAACGCAAGGCCAAATGCCATGACGTAATCGGTGTTTTTAGAACCAAATACGATTAATTCCCTTAAAAGTTCGATAAAATAAATGTCTTCACTATGTTTTCTGACGTATTCATCAACAAGCTCAAATAGTAATTGCTTTTGATAGCCCTTCATGTGAATACCGTATCTGTTTGATACTTGGCTATACGGAGCATCTGCTGAACGTGGACGCTCTTTAAGATACTTGAGCATCTTGTTTCTTTCAAAATACTTTAAGAATCCATCATCATTGTGTTCCGGAAGAACTTGGCACCCGTAAAAAACACAAAGCATTAAGCACCGTTCGTAAAACTCTTCTTTAGAATACGGCCGATCAGTGTAAAAAGCTATAGGCATTTCTCCAGGCGTGTCCATATTTACAAACCTTCGATACACACACATACAACCTTTAGAATCTGAAGTTTTTACTCCGTTGCCCTCTTCAAAAGAATCGTCAGAGTGATAAACGTCAACACCAGCTATGTCTGCATTTTTCTGATTTTCTAACGGCATTTCAATAATTTTAAGCGTGCCATTAATAGCATCCTCAACAAACTCTGGTTTTTTACCAAACACACGTCGGCCATTACTGTCTTTTCCCCATTGAAGTTTTCCGGTTCTAACTATTCCGGAAAGACGCTTATCGGTCATTAACTTAGTAATCTGAGTGTTTATCTTATCAATATCAAATCCATTGCCGCCAAGAGAAACAAATGCGTCTGCTGGCTCAAGCGGCATTTCTTGAAGAAAAGTGTAATACTCAATTTTGCTTGATTGCTTTTTTACTTTGCGTCTTTGAAGAATGTCTTCTTTAGCCCCACCTTCATCAGACTTACCAGTTTTTAAATCCCAAAAACCACCATACACTTTTGCTGCAGAAATAAATATTGGCTTAAGGTTAAACTTGTCGGCATTGTTCCACATATACATATAGTCTTCTGAATCATGGCTCATTTGGTTAGATGTACCGCCAATGATTGGAAGACCAAATTGAATAGCTCCTTCACGAAAACATTCTTCATTTGCCAGGTATGCTTTTCGGAGTTTTTTAAATTCACCGGCCTCTTCAAATATCATGTAGTTAAGAGAAGTACCACGAAAAGCGTCAGGGTTTTCCATTACCCTAAAATGAACTTTACTAAGAAAACCTTTTTCAATCCAAACACCATCAACCTTTTCTTTGTACCCGGACATTAAAATGTCTTCCCGGTTTCTTAAAACTTGAAGTCTTAACTGAGCAGGAAGTTGGTTGTAAGACAGCATCATTTTTCTTCGAAAATCAGAAACATAATTTTCTGTTTGGGCCCCAACCCCAGATTCAGAGTTTTCATTAAAAGTCCAATCATACAAAAGCACGCCAGAGTTCATAAACGAAAACCCTTTACGGCGTGCCTTAAGAACAATTAGTCCGTATCCATTTTTTTTGGCGTCATAAATTTCTTGCATGTATTCATGATCCATATCCCTATAAAAAGGATTGTCCATGACTTTCCTGTTTTTATCAGGATCGTAAAGCTCAACCTTACAAAAGTTCAAGTAAAAATAATACATGCCAGGTATCCAAACTCCGCCAGTAGGCTTGTATCCTTCACGGCATCTTTTTACTTGAAGATTCCACCATTGAATATAATCTGGAGTTCCAGGCCGATAGTTTGGAAAACCCTCATTACGAACAGGCGTGTATTTGCATTTGCTTCTTCTCATTCTAATCGTTGTCGTTCTTCAAGAAAAGATAATTGACTTGAATCTGTTCCGTGCATTTTAGCAGAAGAATTTTCGTTTTTAAGAATAAGCTCTCGGACCTTTTCCCTGGCCAAAGTAAAATCAGCCATAGTTTTCATAATCTTGCCCTGCTTTTCTAAATTTTTTTCGTTGCTATCCATTCCACGAAGAGCTTCGGTATACTCAGTAATCTTTTCAGTATATAGATTGTACTGATCAATCAATGGATCGTACTGAAGTTTTTTGTAAGCATCCACCGCATCTTTCATTAGCGGCTTGTCAAGAATGTAATGCTTTGATTTTCCATAGATGTTGTAAGTTACTGTTTTGAATCGATCGTCATAAGGAAGTTGTCTGTACGGAGATTTGTAATCGTACATCATAATAATCCAACGTATTGCATCAGAGCCATAGTTTTTTTCTTTGTATACAGCAAGAAGCTCCGGCACCAAAGCAATAGTCTTGTCTTGATCTATTACGTTTCCTTCTTTATCGATGTCAAACAGTAACTTCATAGCTTTACGTTGTGTTTTGCTTTGATTACAAATGTTACTAAGTAGTATCCTTTGCCAACGCAAATGTCGTAACTAAATACTCTTGCTTTTTGCTTATGTAAATTTCTTTGTACTATGTTTACAACGTCAAGTGCGTCAAAGAAATCATTAACGACTTCCTCATGGCTAACAAAGTTCTTGCTGATTCTTTTAAGTGTTGTTTTCATATACGATCGTTATAAATGGTGATTGAATAAAAAGGTTTCCCAATTTATAAACACCGGGTTTTGTTCTTTTAATGTGCCCATGTTCTATTAGCTCATTCAAGCCATCATACATGCTTTTACTGGATTTAAAGCCAGTTTGTTTTTGGCAGTGATTACGATTAAAAAAAACAACTTGAGAATCAATAGACCTCAAATAACGAAACATAGTAATTGCAGTTTTGGATAAGCCATCCTCCTTTAGATAGTTTGCCAAAAAATCTTCTACTGTACCTTTGCCTTGAACTACCACGACACATTTTACATTTAACACTAAGATAGTAAAATATTGTATATTCAACCGCCTAAATGTAAAAAAATGCACATTGTATTTGGAGATCTACACGTTACAACTAAACGATTTGCAAAACGAAAAAATAAATACGTTCCTATCGGAAAAGAAACCGAAACGGTCATAGAAAAAAACGTTTTGCTTGTTAAAAAAATCAACGATAAATGGTGTATTGTTGAACAGTCTCCAGGTCAAACACATGAAAAAATTCAAAAACATTTGACTAAATCTCAACGTATCTTAGAAGTAAAAGCAGTAATTTACAACAACCTTAAATCGAAACCGGCGTACCAGTATCAGACCTTTAGTACAGACTTTGCCGTAAAGTTTGTAAACGAAAAAAAGCTATGAGTGATATTGTAACCGCAACTGATTTGTACAAAGAAATATACAAGAAAAAACGTTTAAGCAAAAGCGAAGAAGAGATTGTTAAATTCGCAGAGAAGTACGCAGAAATTTACTTTACCGAGCAGGCCCAAAATATGTTTGAGGCATTTCACGAAACGTTTGTAGAGTTTGTTGACTTTGAAAACACCGACAACGCAAATAACTTTATAATCGAAATGATTCGTCTTACTAAAGAAAAGTTTGCAGAAAAAATACTTCCGCCTGGCGTTAGTAATTAACCCGCCTCCCTGTCTTTACCCCATCTATATTCAACGTAATCAGAGTAAGAACGTCCGGAAACCCTGTATGATCTTCCGCAGTTTTTGCATCTCATTACATGTCGAA